GCTGCATCTACTGCTGCAAGTGCTGATTATGCACAATTTGATGGATTCGTTCAAAACTTTGTAGCAGATTCTGCACAATTAGGTAAATATGTTGAAATGTCAACTATTGCAAGTGTTGAAGATACTAATGGAGATTTAGTTGCAGATGGTGCTTATGAACTTTTAAAGTCAGTTTATGAAAACCAAACTAAAGTATTAAGACAAGTACCAAATAACAAGAAATCAATTAGAGTTACTTGTACTATTGAAGATAACTTAATTACTACTTATGAGCAATTAGGTACTGGTAATAACTTAGGTTTATCTAGACTTATTGACGGTCAAGGAAATTCTCAATTAACTTTTAGAGGTATTCCAATAATTACTGTTACAGGGTGGGACACTCAATTAGCTGATGCTACTAATCCTAATTCAGGTGGTTTAGGAATTGATATAGGTAAGAATATGTTAGTTTATACTGCAGATGAAAACCTAGTAATTGGTTCTGATGTTAATGATCCTGAAGCACAACTTAAATTTAGATCAAATGATGATGATGATGAATTGTTAAAAATCATTGCTAAGTATAAGATGGGTGTTCAATTTGTATTCGGAGAGTTAATTTCTTTTTACTGGTAGAAATAAAAGCCCTCACTAATATGTGGGGGTATTTTTTAATTTATAAAATTTAAATAAAATGGCAGAAATTACAACAGATATTTTAATTAGCTGTGCTGATGAAAATAGAAGAGGTGGTATAAAAGCAGTTTACGTTATCAATAAAGATGATATTGTATCTTTTACTGCAAGTGCTACAGATCAATCTTATACTGCAGTTACATTATCTACTACAGATGATAAATGGTATGAGATAGAAGGAGAATTAGAAACTAAGGTTTATAGTTCAGAAGGATCTAGAGAAAATGGATCTATATCTTATGAAACTTCTTTAGAGGTATTTGCACCTAAAATGGAGAAAGTAAAAGCTTTTGGAATTAATCAATATGTTGAATCATGTGGATTAGTAGTTATTTTTGAAACTTACAACAAAGCAACAAATGATAATATTGCTTTTGTTTTAGGATATGATGAAATAATGGGTACTGATGCTTCTGTAGATGCAGTTGCTAATGAGGTTCTAGAAGGAGAATTACAAGGTCAGAATGGCTATACTGTTACCTTTGCAGGAAAACAGGCTCAACTTCTTAGAGAATTTGTAGGTACTATTGATCTAAATGCTGGAGGTACTAAAACTTTTGGATCTTAATTAGATTAATTATATTAATTAGAAAGGGATAGTTTAAAAGCTATCCTTTTTTTTTGTTATTTATATTCGATCTAAATAATTAATTTTTTTTTACTATATTAGAGATATGAAAAAGTTTACTATAAAAGCTGAGTTTTTAGGTAAGAAAGTAACAGGTTCTGTAGGTGTTATTAACTTAACAGAAAAGACTAGCCAAAAAGACTTAAATAAGCTATATAAAGCAGGTTTTAATAATATTGTTGAAGTAGTAGAAAGTAATGCAAAAAAAGAAGACTAATAAGCTTAAAAATACGGTTAAAAAAAGCAGTATTAAAGCTAGTACTGTAAAAGATCCTATAACTACTCCAATAATTAAAAAGGAGAAAGAGATAAACAAGGATATTGAACAGAAATTTGTACCTTTTTTTCAAGATTCTAATAATATTTATCCAAATGATTTAGCTAAACGTGCTAGAAGATCAAGTACACATAGTTCTATTATTAATCAAAAAATAGCTTTTACTATTGGTAAAGGTTTTCTATATTCTAAAGATGGAGAAGATGTAGATTTTAAAGATTTACCTAAAGACTTTCAAGAATGGTTAATGGAAGTTAATCCTGAAAATGATACTATAGATACTTTATTTAAGCAATTAGTACAAAACTATGTAATAACAGGGCAATGTTATCCACACGTTAAAAAGTCAGGTAATTATACTGCTATTTTTAGTGAAGATGCTACAACTGTTAGAAAAGGAAAAGATAAAAAACGTGCTTATATTTCTAACTTTTGGCGAGATATACTTTTAAATTATGCACCTGTTAGCGACTATCCAATAAATAGCAGCCTTACGTTTTGGAATGGTACACCAAAGAATGAGTATTTAGTTCATATCATGCGTAAATATCCTGAATTTAGCTATTACGGTCTACCTGATTATGCTGGTGCTTTAGATTGGATTGATATAGAATATAGAATTTCTAAATACAATATTGATAAATTTGATAATGGTTTTTTTCCTAGTGTACTCATGCAAATGTTCGGAGAAGTACCTGATGGAATGAATGCTCAAGCTTATGTACAAGAAATAAAAAAGAGGTACACAGGAGAAGGAAATAATGATAAGTTTTTAGTTGAATTATTAGATAGTCCTGAACAAGCTGCAAAGGTAATTGAATTTGAAAGAGAAAGAGATGGCGAGTTTCAAATGTTAAGCGAATTAGCAATAAGAAATATTATAACAGCACATAGAATAACACCATCTTTAGCAGGTTTAGAAACTTCAGGAAAATTAGGAAGTAATCAACAGATAAAACTAGAGTATGACAAGTTTATGAATTCTGTAATTATACCTGATTTTCAAGAACCAATATTAAGAGCATTAAACAACATTATAAAAAGAGAAACTAAATTTGGAGATTATAAATTAAGTATTTTAAATGTTTCTCCAGTTGGTAATAGTGATAGAGTAGAACTAAATGCAGTAACTACAGTAAATGAAGGTAGATTAATGATAGGTTTACAGCCTTTTGAAGAAGGAGATGTTAGAGGAGAATTATTTATAAATCAAAATGCAGTAGCAAACATTGAAACAGAAGTAACTAATGAAGAAATAGAAAAGTAATGGCATTGAATACAGAAATAATAACAGATGTAGAAGTAGCTTCTTTAGCTATTAATGATGTTGCTTTTGATGAAGCATATTTTACAAATTACATTTTAACAACTCAAAGAAAATATATTAAACCTGTTTTAGGTGAAAAGTTCTATAATGAGATTTTAACAGAAATTGCAGCTTCTTCAATTAGTGTAGATAATGCTGTATTATTAGATAGTTTCATTAAGTCTATGTTGGCTCATTATGTTGTTTATGTTTGTTATTCTAAGGTTCATACACAGATAACTAATCAAGGTTCAATGAGTAATTATACTGAATTTAGTAATCAATCTAAAAGTGGAGATTATGCACAAAGTAGAGATTTTTATATATCACTTGCTGATGATATAAAGGTAACTATGATTGATTATATTTTAGAAGTTAAGAAAGCAGATAGTACTAAATATCCTTTATTTAAAGACTGTGGAGATATACCACAAGTAAATAAAAGAGGAATAATATTTTATGATTAATGAGCTGGAGGCATAGAGATATATTAGAAGCAGAATTACATGAGCCTAAAGGCTTTACAACTGCTAACAATGGCGATAGTATTTGGAGAAATGAAAAAGGTACAAGTGAATGGACTGATAGAGAAGTACTACCTGCAGCACTTAATTTTGTAGATGCAAGTGTAGCACCACCAACTACAGCAACTGGAGATATTTACGTACTTTCTTTAGGTGCTTCTATTCATGCTAATTGGGGTACTGTAGCCTTAAAGGATTGGGTACGATATAATGGTACTTCATGGCAAGTTATTACACCTAGTAAATCTATTCTATGTTATGATAAGACTTTAGATGTTTTAATGTCTTATGATGGTTCTGCATGGAATACTGTAGGAGGTGGAGATAATATAGCAAATGCTAATTTAACTTTTGATGGTAATCATTATGTTGATTTAGGTAGTAATAGCTGGACTGTAGGAGGTACTGCACCTATAGCACTTGAAAAAATTAGTTTTCAAAAAGATACAAGAATAAAAGGATCAGATACTTCTGAAAGTTCTAGAGGTTTTTGTGTTACAGATGTTTCTAATGATATGATTTTTGACGTTAGAAACAATGGTCAAATTGGCTACGGTGGTGCTTATTTAAATACCGTTGGTCATAAATTTAGGAATCCAAATAATGAAGCAATAATTGCAGCTTTTGATAATGATGGTACTGGAGGTGTAGAATCTTTTAAAATAAATACTAATGGATCTTTTGAATCAGAGCAAAGTGGTCAAAGAATTTTTTGGAGTTACAGGCAATCAGGACAATCTTACATTAAGTTATTTGATGCTGGTACTGAATCTTTAAGATTAAATAAAAACGGTAGTTTTATAAACTCTAAAATGCTTATAGGTGGTACTTCAATAACTACAGGAGCGAGATTTGAGATTCAACAACATAGTACTAATGTATCACAACAGTTATTCTTTGCTAATGCAAGAATGACAACAGCAGGTAGAACAGGTAGTAGTGGTTCTTTTGGTGCTTCTCAAGCTGGTTTTGAGTGCTACGATACAACATTAAATAAGAAATTTATGTGGAATGGTTCAGCATGGGAGCAAATAACAA